CCGTATGCAGAAGGGCATTGTTTGCTTTGTTGTATGCCGTTTTTGCCGCTTCATAGCTAGATGAGAGAGATACAAGCGAATACAAGAACGAATCATCGCTGAACAACGTACAGTCCACCGTATACAGGCTGTTGGTGCTGCCGTCCGTGTATCCTGGCTCTGTATCACTCCATATGCTGGCAGGTGGAAATGTGGTTGGTTTTGCAGGTTTTGCCGCTGTGGATGATTGGAGCAGATAATACCGATATGTGGCATACACATCGACCACGCTTGTCAGCGTGATCTGCCCCGATGCCTTTACGGCCATGGCTTATCCCTCCAACTGTGCCACATAGTTTGCTTTGTGGCTCACATCCCCCGCATCAATTGTCAGTGTCGCGCCTGTTCCAACGGCTGTTTCGGCCCCGTCCTTGTACCATTTGATGGTGCCAAGCGCTGTGATCTGTGCCGCAGTCAATTCAGCACCAGCCCTGTACACATGGGCAGTCAGTACCGTTGCAATGGCAGAGTTTTTGAAAATCGTGCCATTGCTGGACGTGATGGACAGCGTGATTGCATCCGCGCCAGGATTGCCAGTCGCGCCCTGCGCACCAGTTGCACCTGTGAAAGCAATGGTGAATGTGAATTCCTTTGTGATGGTGATATCACCGATATGCACCGGAATTTTGATCACACCACCCGCCGTCACACTTGTGGAAACGGTAATGGTCAAAGTAGGAGATGTGGCATTGCTGTCACTGGAAACTGTCACGCCAGCAGGTTTGGTGATTTCCGATACAGTTACGCTGCAAGCAACCTGCGAAGCGCCCTGCATGGCAATGATTTGTGTGGTGGTTGATCCCGCTTTCGCAGCAGAGGTTGTCCCAAGAAAAGCATGTGTTTCGGATGTGAGAATGACGGAATACGCATCTGTTACGTCAACGATGGAAATTTGGTCTACCGATTTGATTGCCATAGATAATCTCCTTTCTTTGTAATCATTCCGTTACCAGTTGGCATTTGAAAACAACCTTGGTGTCTACATCGCTTGGTGAGAGCGATAAAGAAAATCCTTCGTTCGATATCCGGCTATCAGTGGCCAGAATCGTTCCGAAGGTTTCTTCCCCAATCCTCTGCCAGTACCATTCAAGGTAGGCAGCGCTTCCGAATTCGGCACGCATGGATGCCGCATCTGTGATGGTTTTCCCGCCTTTGAAAATCACAACATTCAGAACGGTTGAAACATCACTGTTTTTGAAAACTGTTCCCCTGCTTGAATCAATACGCAAGGTTACAGCGTCCTGACCATCCCGGCCATTCTTTCCGCTGGTGGTTGCGGTTTTGCCCGTTTTTGATGTGAACGTATCCACCACACCGCCAAGCGTCAGCTTATTGGATGCAGGGTCAAGCAGATTGATTGACAATTTGCTGACTGTGAAAAGCTGATTGATACCATGTGGACTGCTTGTCACTCTGACCTTCGTGCCAATGTGGAAAGACGAAAATGTTGTGTCCACCGTGGCAAGGTCAGCCGCCGTCAGTTCAACGGTTTCGGGCAGGTTGACAAGCTGGGCAAGATGTGCTTTGCCCTTGGTAAGCAGGTTTGCGGCTTCGGTCACATCGTCAAAAACGACCGTCTTGACAATCAAACCATATTGTGCTTTGGCTTCCTCATCAACGATGGTATCACTGCCATCATTCACGGTTGCAATGGTCAGCCTTTGGTCTGTGTCATTTCCTTCTACATCCTTCAGTTTCGCACCAAGTGGAATCACTGCCGTTGCAATATCCGCACCCTTTCGGATACGTTTCAAATCCAGCAGATTTTTGCCGAATGTGATGGTCTGTGGAGCGAGCAGCGTGAAGTCTTGCAGATAGTCCAGATAATGCACACCATTTTCATGCCTGATTTGCAGATAGCCGCCCAGCAGATCAACCAACTTGGCCTGCATCTCTGTCCATGTGTCTGTGTATTCGATGTTTGACCGCACGATGTAGTCATTTGCATCTGTGACCGTCACATTGCCAAGTACAAACTGTTTTTCTGCTTCCACCTGTGCATTGTGGTTGTCAAGCAATATTGCAAGGTATTCCGGTATGCTGCCGGAGAAGTCATATGGGCGCATGATGCTGTCAAGCAAAAAGGCCAATTCCCCTTCACAGGAAACAGTCTTCTCGTTGTGCCAACCAACTTCATCGTCCAGCACACGTCCCCGGAACAGAGGATAGTCATCCTGATACACAGTGATGATGGATTTCAGTTTCTTGATCAGACTGTATCGTGGATGATCTGGATATATATTAAAGAGGAAGGAACCCGTTTTATTGACTTCCAGTTCCACGGATGGATTGAAGATTTTCAAGCTATCCAGCTTGCTGTGGTACAGAAGCAAACCGTCACTGTACACCCGATACATCAAAGACCACCTTCATTCCATGTGAACGTGATTGTTCCCGTACCAGAAACAGTAACAGTGTTATTTCCCTCCATCAGTTCCAATTCAGGTATGGTGAATGTCCCTGCACCATTTGCCCATGATCCATTGCCGAATGCAATAGTCATTGCAGCTGTGGTTGTTATGGTAGGCACTGCACGTTTTCGGCTGTTTGTCAAGGTGATGACTTTTGTACCTGCAACAGCCTGTGTCACCACCGTTGCCGCCAGCTTGTACTTGTACGGCTCGCACTCGCATTCCACACTGACGGTTCCGATGCCCTTTTCATTTGTAAAGCCCGATACAAAACACCGTCCCCAATAAAAGAAGGTGGGATCATCGTCAAGGATGATCCGCACCTTCTTCCCGTGGATGGCGTTTTTTATGGAGGAATACTGTGTCAGGAAATCACTTTGCGGTTCAATGGTCGTAAATTCAAACTTGTGTGTGACATCTTCGTACTTCGGTTCACCAAAGAAATCAGTCAAATCCAGCGCACTGTCAGCGCCAGGAATGTCCACCTTGTTCGTTTTCACTGCCGGTGATCCAATTTCTTTGGAAGTCAGTATCAGTTTCAGGTCTTTGTATGAATGAACGTTTCCGAAAGTGATTCCTTTCAGCATTACCCCTCCTTACACAACGAAATCAGTACCCTGCCATTATCCAGACGCGAAATACGCTGAAGCATGGTGTAGCCGTTCCATTCCTTATTGCCTTGGGTTTCGCTTTCACGCTTCAAACTTTCCACACCTTCAAACTCTGTTGCGATTTCAGAAAGCTTGCGTGAATCATCCATCTGAAGAACAACAGCCCCACTCGTTACCGTAGGGCCGTCAATCCAGTACACATCATACGTTTTCCCGGTGCTGGTGGTCAGCTTCATTTTCCATTTCCCCTTTCAACTTTTTCAATGTCTGAATGCTGGCAAGCAGGCTGTTCAGGTTCGTTTCTCCCTTGACTTCGATTCGGTCAAGCTCGGCAATCACTGCCGTAATTGTCCGAATGTGTTCATTCATTGCTTTTACCTCCTTGTCAAGAAGACAGATAATGTATATTGCTTTGATAGGCAGAAGGCGCATCTGCCCAGCCAGTAACAACCGTTCGGGAATTCCCGTTCGCATCTGTGATAGTTGCTGTGGTGAAACTGGGGACGCCAGTCAGAACGGTTTTGTTTTTGAACGAAAGGTCACTGTTGTTGAATTTGATGGTTGAAGTAGACAGATTTGTAAAAAAACCGGACGTTGCCGTTAGCGTATTGGTCAGAACCCTTTCACTGTATGCATTGGTGATATCCGCAATTTCTGCACTCAACTGGCTGGCCGTCACATAGCCTTCCAGATTGATTTTTGCAGAACTGATGGTCACACTTTCAGATGAAAGATTGATTGCAGAAATCACGCCGTTTTTGTCAACCTTCAGGTCAATAGTGGCTTCTGCGCCATTGATGCGCACTTCTGCCGAACTGACACGGTCAGTCAGATCATCGATACGACCTGCATATAGACTGATATTCGATTCTGCTCCATCAATACGAATTTCAGCAGCGCTTATACGTTCCTTGGCATCGTCAATTTCCTCTGCATGCAGGCTGATTTCAGCACTCAGGCCATCGATCTCAATCTCTGCTCTGGTGGTTCTTTCCTTCAGATTGTTGATTTCACCTGTGGTCAACAGAATATTTGCGTTTAGTTCGCTAACATTGATTCTTGCCCAACGGATAATGTCGCTGATCTCATCCTTCACACTGCGGCCGCCACCACCACCGCCAGAAAGATTGTCCATTTCTTCTTCGACAACCTGCATGTTTTCGGTCAGTGTCTTCGGTGCTTCTCCGAATGTGTAGGTTGTTTTTTCGGGATTGATCAGGTCGATATCCAGCTGTGCGCAGATGGTCGTTTTGTCAACCCCGTGCGGATTAGACAAAATGCGTACTTTGTCACCAAGCTTGATTCGTTCAGTGTTGCTGTCCACAAAGTGCCAGTCAACAGCCTTCAGTGTGATGGTATTGATTGCAACACCCGTTTCCAGATATTCACGGCCCTTTTCAAGCAATTCCGTTGCATTGTCTTCCTGGCTCCAAGTTCTGGTTCGCCAGATTTTTCCGAACAGTGCTATGGCATCATCATCCTGAATGTAGTCCTTGCCACCGTTGACAGACGCAACGGTCAGCGGGTCAGTGTACTCGCCTTCATCGTTCAATTCTGATGCGCCAAGAGGGATTAACACCGTGAATACATCACCAGCGTCAATCTTGTCCTTTAGGTCAAGCAGGTTGACGGAAAATTCAATCGCCTGTGAACTTGTACCACCATAGTTTTCAACCCAGTCGATATAATGTTTTGTTCCAACAGTCCTTGTCCGCAGATAACCGCCATACGCATTCAGCAACTTGTTTTCAATTTCACTGGATGTGCTTGAATATGATTCGTTTTCAATTGACAACGTTTCATCTGCACTGACGGCATCGATTGTGCCGACTGTAAACTGCCTTTCAGCTTCAACCATGGTGTTGTGGTTTGAAATGTACTTTTTGAACAGGTCGCGTACTTTGCCGGAAAATTCATACGGCCTTTGCACACTGTCAAGCAAAAACGATCTTTCGCCTTCGCAATACACTGTTTTCTGCTTGTAAAAATCCACTTCATCGTCCAGCACGCGCCCACGAAAAATCTGTTCTCCGTCCTGTTCCACAGTGATGATCGATTTCATTTTGCGGATGCTGTTATACATCCTATTGCCGGGAGGAAGTACAAACGACAGTGAACCAGCGGCATCCACATCCAAGGACAGTTTGGGAGAAAGTACGATGGATTCTTCCCCCACAATTGCTGTTGAATACAGAAGCTGTCCATCAACATAAATGGCGTACATTATAACCGCACCTCGCTTCCGTATCTGGAATGCTTGTACGGTTCCACTTCGGCAGTAATCACAATGGTGGAGGTAACCTGTTCGGATTCCCAACTGTCCACACTAATACGCCCGATGTAGTAATAATTCGGGTCATCATCCATGATGATCTGCATTCTTTTGCCGTGCAGTTCATCAAGAATGGAAGAATAAACGGCAGACCATTTCTGTCTGCCGTCTACCACCCAGAATTCACATTTGATTGTCCGTGGTTCATAGTGTACTGCACCAGTAAGACTTTCTGTCAGGTCAATTACCTTATCTGACCCAGGCACCTGAATCACCTTGGTTTTTGGTTTCGGAGGACTGACGACCGGGCGTGATTTCAAAAGCAGTCCCCATTCACGGTAGGAATGTTTAATCCCGAAAGTTACACCCCGCATGTCAATTCCTCCTTCCCTTTCTGCCTGCTAAAGTGCCAAGCTGCGTGTCCATATGTGGTGCGAGCTGACCAACAAGCGCACCGCTGTCAAGTACGACATTGAGTTGCAATCCAGCAATAGCTCCGTTGACAGCATCAGACACATAATGCTGAAGCTTTTCAATCGGGGCCACGGCTTCCGGGCCTGCTTCACCAACGCCATGCAAACCAAGACGGGTATTGAATAATGTCGGTTTGCTGAAAATCGCGCCTTCGGCATGCCATGTGGGCAGCCATGGCGCGTCTGGGTTTGTGGAAAAGCTTTGAGCCAACGCGCCCAGCCAGTCCATTTGCGGATTCACTTTCACATCAACTGACAAATCCATTCCATTCAGGTCGCTTTGCAGTTCTCCGGCCGCACCAGATTCAGGTTCTACACCGACTTTAACTGTTGTTGGATCTGCTCCGTTCATTATTTTCAAGAAATCAAGACCCGTCATGCCGTTTGTCGCATTTGGTGACATGATTTCTGCAAAGCTTCGTTCGCCACCCATGGCTTCCATCTGTTCATCAATTTTGTTTTGTAATGTGCTGACTTCGACTAGATATGCCAAGATAGACGAAATAGCTGCCAGCCATGGATGCGTTTTGGCAACAAGACCAGAAACAACAAGAGTGATAGCAGAAAATGCAGAAACTACATCTTCATGATTTTCTACCGCCCACTGGAAAAAGGAAATAGCATTTTCAATCCCGGAAACAGCAAGGTTTCCCAATGCAGTTGCAAATTCTGTGACTGTTTCTGTGTTCTCCGATGCCCATGTAGCAAACTTTTCGAGTGCTTCCGCGATTTTCGGAAGAACATCACTTTTGGCCACTTCGAAAAACGGTTCAAAAAAAGACCCCGTTGCTTGATCTGCATTGTCCTTCAGTGTGGACATCTGGCCGTTAAATGTTTTGGATTGTTTTTCCATGGCCTGAAAGTACAGTCCACCTTCTGATGTGGCTGTTTTCAGTGCGGCAGTTACATGTTCGGCAGTAATTCCGCCGTCTTCAGAAAGCTTTCTTACTTCGCCAACAGTAGCACCAATCTGTTCAGCAAGCATATTCCATATCGGAACGCCTGCATTGATCAACTGGTTTGCATCCTGAGCATTAAGTTTTCCAGCAGCCGTTATCTGGCTGTATGCCAGAACGATGCTGTCAAGTTTGTTTTGATCACCTTGTGCAACATCACCAAGCATCTTCAACGTGTCAACCACGTTTTCAGCAGCGATTCCAAAGCCCATCAATGTTTGCGCATTCCCAGCCAAACCAGTCAGTCCAAGTGGTGTTACACTTGCCAAATCACGAATTGTGCCAACGAATGCTTCTGCCGCTTCCGTATTGCCTTCCATCATTGTTGCAAACGATGTGACGTAGGTTTCCATTTGCGCGTTGTAGTTGAAACCAGTTCCAGCAAGGCTTGACACGAATGATACTGCTTTGGAAGTCAACGTGGTTAACATGTTGCCCAACCATACGGAAGCAGCACCAAAACGGCTTTTAGAATCAATGTTGTTGCCTAGGTTTGTCGCACTTGTCCCAGCACCATCAAGACTATCGCCCAATCCTTTGGCGGCATTGGTTGTATTATTTATTTTTTCTTCTGCTTCACTATTGTCTATAGCAATCGTTCCAAGTAGCTTAAACAGATTCAATTTGTTTCACCCGCCTTGTTTCTTACATGAAAAAGGCCGGGAAGCGTCCGGCCTTTCATCTTACATTTCCCCTCTGTACATGTTGCCAACGGTCATTCAGACGAACATCAATTGCAGGCGTCAGCGCACCCACAACAGCACCAGAATCAAGCACAACGCCCTTTGGCATACTCCTTGAAAGGAAGTCCATCAGCAGTCTGTTTTGTTCAATCAGTATCCTTCCGATGTTCTCATTCTCGCTTCTGACCGCTTCTGCCACATAGCCCTTCAGCACATCAATTGGCGCTATAGCTTCTTTACCAGCTTCACCACCGCCAAGCAATGTATTGCCGACCTGACCAAACAAGGTCGGTTTTGTCAGCACAGCGCCTTCTGCATTCCACTTCACATTGAACGAAGGAAGTTTTCCCTTTCCAGCAATACCAAAGGGAGCCTTGCCACCACTGACAGAAATCTTCGGAACCTTCAGGTTGCTGAAAATCTTGCCGATCTTCAATGGGAAATAGCCTTTGATTTTGTCGATGGCTTTCTTGACAGCATCCTTTGCGTCACCTATTTTGTCAGATATCGCTTTTCGGATGTCCTCAAACCACTTTTTTACCTTCCCAGCTGCGTCCTTCAGATCATTGAACTTGTTTTTGATTCCCGTTATTGCTGTTGAACATGCAGACTTGATCTTTTTCCACAGATTGATCCAGAAATTGCGGAAACCCTCGTTTTTCTTCCACAGGGTCACAAACGCAGCTACAAGGCCTATAACAAGGCTGATAATCAGACCTATGATATTCGCCTTCATAGCGGCATTGAGCAAAAGCACAGCCGTTCTAACGCCAAGCAAAGCGGTCTTTGCCTTGCTCATTATGGCAGACCATTTCAGAATCAACAGGAACGAACCAACGCTGACCGTGGCACCGACAATGGCAGCTTCCCACTTGTCAACCGTGTCTTTGTTATCCTTCATCCATTTCTTCTCATCTTTGATTTTTTGAATGAAGGATTCAAGCTTTGCAACAGCGGCACGGACCATACTGGCAGCACCATTCTTAATGGCAGTCAATATAGGGTCACCTACACGGCCCAGGTCTGCAAA